AAAAAGGGGTCCTAGTCAAGACCCCTGTGCCAGTCATTCAACTGTCCCCAAAAACTGGGTGAATTTCTGTCTTAGCATGTTCTGTCATATTAACATGCTGCTCCCACAAGATCGCATCCTCTAGATTGTAGAAAATAGCTTGTTGTTTCGCCTGCTTGTTCTTCTTTTGTTTGATCCACACAACAGCGTACTTCATTCCAATACTCACAATAAACTAAAAGTGATGCCTGATACCTACCATTATGCTTGGTTTTATCAGGAATGTCAAGAAAACAGACTGTGATGTACTGTTCGTCAATAAAATCTATCCAACCGTGTGTCCCACGGTATTCAACCTTCATTCCATGTTGAAATTTCATGCGTCTGGAGTATCAATAATTTGAATATCTCCTTCTCTAGGAGCACGCAGCATGTTGTGTAGGTTTGACATTTCTGCTACTTGCCTTTGAAGGGCATCAATTTTTGCAGAAAGTAATTGAAAATTATAGTCATTGTTGTTTTGCATCTCCAGCAAATTCTCAACAACTTGTTTAACATCTTCTTCAGTCATAATGGCTCAGTTGTCGTGTCAGTTCTACATCAATACCGATTAGTTTAGAATACAGAAATTGCTCGTATTCGTTGCCTTTTAGCAGTTCAACGAGGTTATTTATCTGCTGCCTGGCAAGGATTAGTTTGATTTTCTCATCCATTCCAGGCTTCGGCAGGTGCTTCAACGTCATCTTCTGTTTTGGGTTTGCCGTGGACTAGCAGCAGGGCACCCTCAGCTTTCTCAGCGAAGGTTTTATGATAAGTGTTCATTTCCACAATGATGTCACGCAGATCGTTGTAGAATTCAAGGATAGATGTGTTAGCATCATCCAGATAGTCATGCACAGCATCACTCAAACGATCTTTACGCTGCTCACGATAACGTGCTTCCCAATCTTCTTGGATTTCTGGGCGTCCTTCAATAGTCATAGTGAATTCGTGGGGGTTATTAGGGTTGAGTTTCATATCATTCAGTAGGGGCAACACCTTTGACAAAGATAGCATCCACAACACGTTGCAGTCGCTTCTCAGTCTGCTGACCGTAGTTACTAAACACAGGCACGGTAACGAAACCAGTACGCTTGCGGTAGAATTCTAGCTGACCAGCAGGGATCTTACCAGATTGTATATCAGCAGCGTCCTGTTTGTCAAGTCGAATGACACGACCGATGGTTTGCGCCATCTCGATCACAGGCAGATTACGCAGCAGGATGCAGTGAGTAAGACCAGGAACGTTGATACCTTCGCTCAAGATGCTATAGTGGAACATGATGAACTTACGGCTGGGATCTTTACCCCAGGCATCAAGAGTATCAAAGAATTCTTGACGACCAACTTTCTGCTTGTTGATATAAGCACCGTGCTTGCTGGTGATGTGAAGCACATCGTAACCACGATTAGCAAACTCTGCCATCACATTGGTGCTAGAGAGCAAACGCCACAGCACACGAGTGTTAGGAGCAGCAACCAGGATCTTCTGGGCGCTATCCTCATCGAGTTGCGATACGATGTCAAGCAACACCTCACGGTCATTCTCTGCAGCAAGCAGAGACTTGTTACGCTCGATATCAACAACGTGGGACTTGATGGTAGGAGGAATGATACTACCGTTAGCTACCAGTTCGGGAGCAGGAACGTTGATCAGTTCCTTACCATATACAGTGGTGTTATTCATACTGATCTGACCGCCACGATACTTAGGAGTGGCAGTGAAATAGTATGCGTTACGAGCAGTCAAACTAGCAGCAGCAACTTCTTTGTAGAAGTCACGACGAACAGAGTTGTGTGCCTCATCAAAATAGATGAGATCGACATCAATACCTGCCTCGTTGATACGGCGCAGAGAGTTGTAGGTGGTGAAGATAATCTGGTGAGAATTGGCAGCAAGACAGATACCAGTGTGAACAGCAATCTGAGCTGACTTAGTGGTGCTGTAGCAATCAACTTCACCACTATGAACGTGCATCACAGCAGCGTCAATCTTGCCGTTCAGTTCAGACCAGAACTCTTCATACAGTTGAACTGCCAGAAGGATCCTAGGAGCACACACTACAACGGTCTGGGGGGTCTGTGCTGCCTGCAGACGGCGCAGACAGTCGAGGATCATCACAAGGGTCTTGCCGCCGCCCGTAGGGCAGGTGACACGACCGATACCAGCAGTCAGCAGGGCATCGAGCATACGCTGCTGGTGAGGGCGTAGGGTGAAGGTCATGCGGTTCGCTGTTGATGAGATTAGTATAGGGCATGAGAAAGGGGGCACGAGGCCCCCTGTGACAGTTTAGAAAGTGGTCAGGCAACCAACTGGTCGGGATCTTCTTCACCCATGACTTGAGGAACATATCCCGACAAGTTGAACAGCTTGAAATCAGCACCATGCTTCAAACGAAGCTGGAATGCCTTCTCAAACAAGTCGTTATAGCGATCTACAAACTGACGACCAGACTGACGAACTCGGTTGAGATCCTCTGCCAAGATACCTTGAGTATATCCAACGATATCAGGAACTTCATCCTTCTCCAAGGACTCAAGCACAGAGATCACAGCACGACGAACATAAGTGCTGTTACCACTAGCGTTATAAGCAACAACAGATGCGTTAGGATCAACATTCTGTTGTACAAACTTCTGAACTTTAGGAGCATCATACGATGCCACAGTAGCAGCACAGAGAGAAATGTTGAGAACCTTCTCACAAAGATCCGTGACTTGCTTCTGGGCGAGAGAATGGGGGATAGCATTCACCCAATCGATACAACCACCAAGAGAAGGGAGTTCTCCACTCTCAGATTGCTGAGTGCGAACCCAGGATGCGAGACGCTTCTTGAAATCTTCTTGTGTAGCAGCCTTGCTAGGCGGATGGTTGTTGGCACCAAGTCCGATCTCATCACGGACTTGTTGCTCAGTATAACCTTCCTTCGGTTCAACGATGTTGAAGACCCAATGAGTGATACCAAGCTCGATCAAAGCTTCGTAGCGGGTATACCCATCGATCAAAGACAGAGAGCTAGCAAAAGCATATGGGGGTTGAACACTAACGAGGACACCGTTCACAAAGATGTTGCTCTTCAAAGCGTTCTTGTTGTTGTTATCAGTACCTGCGGCACGGGCGATGTTATCTACATAACCATCAACAACGGTATTGACGTTATCGAGACACAGGAGACGGCGTTCGACCACTCGATAGCTCTTGCCTTCGGGGAGAGCAAGTCGGTCGAACCAAGACACTTCAGGTGCCACGTTGACAGAAGGCAGTTTGATGTATTCCATAATTAAGTAAAAGTAGCAGTTTGCTTTGGTTATCAGTGGTTGCTTTCGCTTGACTGATGAGATAAGAATAACACGGATTTACTGGTCTGTCAACCCCCCTGTGACAGTTTCCTCATCGTCCACTCGATCGACGGATGCGATGTCACAAACAGGCACCTCATGTTCGTTAGCAATCAAATACCATGGCATGATTTGACCATGATACTCTGGATGAGCTTGATATTCTGTTGTATATTCACGATCACCAAGATACTTTACTTCTGTATCTGGAATATTGTGATCACGCAACATTGCTTGGAGCTGAAGATGGATCAACTCAGGTTGTGTGGGAACTTTCATAGTGATTAGAATGCTTTTAGCAGTCTAGATCAGTCTTGTGCTTCTGTCAAGAATTCTCCAAACTGTTTCAAATACTCATCCATAACTTCTTTTGCTGCATCACCAATTGTAATAACACTGGAATATGGAATTGCAAACTCCTGAGTAGATGATGCTGACATCCATGCAATATAATTGATATCAAATTTTAATGGTTCATCTGGTTGTGAAACCTGACGCATCACTAATGTGTAAGGAAACGATAATTTAAAACCGATGTTTCTTCCACTATCATCAGCCATATCAATAATATCACCGATCACTTGCTCACCAGTGACCATTTTAACAACTTTAACTGCCATAATTATTTTTGTGGTGGTTTTACTAATCCTTCTGTGAGAAATTTCTTCGCTACTTCAACTAATCCGCCAATTTTTTCTCCATCAATTATAACATATGGAAGCATACCAACATCAGAATATTCTTTCTGGAAATCTTCCAATGAAATATCTGTACCTATTTCTATCTTGTTATATGATTGTTTTGCTCTATCCATCAATTCTTTTAGATGCGAGCAAGCACTGCAATTAGGCAATGTATAAACTGTAATATCCATGATTAATTTTCAAAAACAATATATCCGCTTTGATCTATAACATAGCACTTGAAATAATATTCATCGCTATCAACATATTTTCTTTCTGGAAACCATGCAGATGCATTCATTTTAGCAGAGTCTTCTGATTTAAACTCGATGATGTTATTATGTTTTGTTTTCAAAATCAACAACATATCTTCTGGCAGGATTTCCTCATAAAATTTATATACTTTATCAATTAAATCTTGATCCTGACAATGATCTAATGAATCATTTGTAAAATACAGAAGGGCACAGTTATTTCTTTCTGCATAATCATACATGATATCAAATACATTTTTTGCGTCAAATACTTCAATCATTGTTTGTCTCCTCAGTTTCTTCCGTTGGTGTATTATCTAATGCTGTCAAAAGATAATCAACTACCTGGGTACTATCTAGTTCTTGATTTTCTCTCAATTGTTGTACCATCTCCGCATTCTGTTGAGGAGCTTGATATACAGGGAGAGAAGACATCGCATCACGATAATTCTTGTAGTTCAGTGGATTCATCATTTGCTGTCTCATGATGAGACTTTGAATGATTCTTTCTTTGAAGGTAGATAAGAAATATGCAGATAGTTTCAAATACTGATCTTCCGACTCTAGATATCCTTCGGATTCTTTTTCTGGTTTATAATATTTTTTCCAATCTTCTGGAGAGATAGGAAACTTTACATCGTGAGCTTCGGTATAAGAAGAATTTTGGGGAATGTCTCTAAGTGCTTGTCTATATGTTTTCCAAAGTACTTTCTCTTCATCCGAGATAGGACTATCCCCACCAAATACCCAATCGGTATCATCAAGTAAAAAGTTTCTTGCTAATCTAATACCATACCAAGTAACTTTTTTTCCTTCAATATATGCTTTTGCAAGTTCTTGCTGATAGTTTTCTTTTTCTACACTATCAATCAAGTAGAAACCTTCTTTTAATGCTTCAAAGATTTCAATTGCTTCTTTGGTATCATGCACTTCCATTTCATAATCTTTCCACTCATAATCCTGAGTGGCAAAGTTTTTTATGAATTTTCTTCTTTGTACATGGAATGCTCCAGTATCATAATATGTGAAAAGAATCAATTTGTCTTTATCGCTATCCCATAGTGGGTATAGTTTAGGAGCAATATGATCATTCCAATAACTATCAGTAAGGTCGCGGGTCATACCACGATAATTTACCTGTCGTTGAACAGCATTTAATTGTAAAATTAATTGTGGAACAATAGATTCCGATACGATACTCATAGTTTTGGCGCTCTGATAAACCATCCCGTCAATATATATTTATCTTGCGTCAAAACAGTCAATCCACGATGAGTGTGAGTAAAATGTGCTGGCCAAATAACAACTGTTCCTCTGGATGGTTTTATCCTTCGCAACTGGTAAATGTATTCTGTTTCTCCCTCACCATCTGGCATGTCATTTAGATAAATTGTCCAGACAAGAATTCGGTTGGAAGTATCAACATTTCCAGCTTCATAGTGCCAAACATGATATCCTCCCCCAGGTTGCGTCCTCTGCAACTTATAATGAGGAGAGAATAAAGTTTCTCTTTTTAGAGCATCATACTTATCAACATAATGCATTACACATACTTGAAGATATTCACTGATATGCTGCGCTAATTCACGATTGAAACTTTCAACCAACAAACAAGTATCAGATCTTCCAAGTTTTCCTTTATCTTGAAACTGATTATCACTTTTCCAAATGTTGGATGTAGATGCAGAAATTTCTAACTTATCTTTAAAAACTTCGATTAAGTTATCACATAAATCTGCATTTAAAAAATTAGGATAAACACCTATAAAATCTTCATACTCTGCTTTTACATGATGAAGAGGAATCAATTGTTCTGTCATATTAATATGCTTTAATCAAATATTTTGTAAGTGCGTATGGTTCTACAAGTGGGATATCAGTTACTGGATCCAAATATGGAGTTGGTAGTAATGGAGTACCAGCAGTCATGTTAAATGTAATGTCATTTGCTCCAATTCCAGCAGGATATGCAGAATTTCCTGGTCCTTCGATAGTGTAACTTACACTAGCAGCAGAAGCTGCTAATTGTCCTGGTGTTGGAACAAACTGAGTTTCCGATACTAATTTATAATCGTAGAAAAACTCAGCAATTCCAAAGTGATCATTATTTCCTGCATTATCATTCGCACCAGATGCTACTGCTCTCCTTTGTAAGATCTTAAATTTTACTCCAGTAGTTTGAGCACCTTGAGGAAGATTAACTGTGTAAGTATACCATCTTGTGTCTCCAGTAGTGCCATCATAATTATTAGCAATATCTGTATCAGAAGGTCTAGGAACTAAAACACCAATGAATTGACTATCTGGAAAATTATCAGATCCATCAATATTATAATACACTCTTAGTTCATCGGAACTATCATCTGGCAATTCTCCACCATTGGTATTATTTCCTCTACATGCCTTAACACCAATTTTTTCTACATTTGTACAATCAAATGAAAGCAACACGAGATATCTTTCAAGTTCAGTACCTCCTATTCTAACATATCTTGTGTATGCAGTTCCAGTTCCACTCGTCAAACTAATTCCAGTAACATTTCCAGCAGAATTTATAGTTGCCGTAGCTTGTGTTCCTGCTCCACATCCACCCAAAAATCTAACTTTTGGAGCAACTGTATATCCAGATCCACCAGCAGTTAAAGTAATGCCAGTTACTGCTCCATTTGTAACTATTGCTGTTGCAGTTGCACCAGATCCTGGTAAATTTCCTTGGGGTGTTATTGAAACTGTAGGAACTTGTGTGGTTGGTAATTTGAATCCACCACCAGTTCCAGTTCCACTTCCTGTCGCTAAAATTAGTGGTCCAGCACTTGCTGATTCAACTATATCACCAATACTAATAGTAGAAGTTCCACCTTGATAACCAGTAATTACAGCTCTTTGTAATGTAACAGTTCCGTTTGATCCGTTATTACTGCTAATAGTATTTGATCCAGCAATCGATCTTGTGACACCCGAACCACCAGATCCAACAACAATTGTTGCAGAAGAAATACCATTTGCTTGAAGAACAGTACCAGCAATATTTCCTGATACTCTTCCACCTGATCCACCACCGCCTCCACCAGAAGTCCAATAACTTCTGTCTTCTGTAATTTGACCAGAAATTCTTCCGTCATAATAAGCAGAATTACCAGAAGCAATCAAATCAAATATATCAGATCTATAGCTACTTAATCCTCTAGCGCCACCATATCCACCACCATGGCCACCAGTTCCACCACCACCGCCGCCAGCTCCACCACCCGTTGCTGCAACTGGTTGTCCTTCTGGATTTCCTTGTGGTGTTCCAGTTTGGCTTTGGAGTCCAATACCTCCTCCACCACCGCCGCCGCCGCCGCCAGAACATCCAAAA